TGCGGCGGGGGGCCGCGGGCGCGGCGGCTGGCGTGGCTGATCGGCATTGATAAGGCCGACCCTACCACCTTTCAGGCAAGCCGCCTCATGTACTGGCCGAGCGCCTGCGTGGATTCGGATTATGTGTTCCGTTGCAAGGATGCGCCGCTGGCATCCGTGGACTTCCTGCTGGGCACCTACGCCGACTGGCGCAACATAGCTGAATGGCCGCAGGTTCCCGGCGCGGCCCCGAATTACCAGAAGATGGCACTCAAGCAGGGCGACCCCACGGCCAAGCCTGGCATCGTGGGCGCGTTCTGCCGCGCCTATGACATCCGCACGGCGATGGACAAGTTTCTGCCTGGAATCTATACCCCGTGCATCATGGGCAGCGAGGAGCGGTACACCTATACGGGCGGCAGCACAGCGGGCGGCGCTATCATCTACGACAATGGCAAATTCCTGTACAGCCATCACGCCACCGACCCCTGCTCCATGCAGCTTGTGAACGCCTTTGACCTTGTTCGCCTGCACCTGTACGGCGATAAGGACGACAATGCCCCCGGCAATACCCCGGTCAGCAAGCTCCCATCCTATAAGGCGATGTGCGAAATGGCGATGCAGGACAGCGCAGTGCAGGCTATCTACAACAAAGAGCAGTTTGCACAGTTGCAGGCTGACTTCGGCGCTATCGCCCCCATCCCCGGCAACGGGCATCAGCAGACCTCCGGCGACAGTGACGATGCCGACCCCGTGCAGGGCGAGGTCATCGGAGATGACGGTCAGCAGAGCGACCCCAATGCATGGCTGGGTTATATCCAGCGCGATGAAAATGGCAAAATCAAGCAGACCATCGACAATGTTCTGCTGATTCTCAACAATGACCCCCGCCTGTGCGGGCGGTTCATGCTGAACTCATTCAGCGGGCGCGGTGAGGTGCTGTATCCCCTGCCGTGGGACAAAGACCCCGATAAATTCAAACGGCGGGCGTGGGCTGATTCAGACATTTCGGCAATGTACTGGTACATGGAAAAAGGGTACAAGATCACCAAGCGCAACGCCATCGACGCGGGGCTGGACATCCATGCGGCTACACACGCATTTAACGAGGTGCAGGATTTCCTCAAGGGTCTGGCGTGGGATGGAGTTCCCCGGCTGGACACCCTGTTCATCGACTACCTCGGCGCGGATGATTCCCCCTATACCCGCGCTGTCACCCGCAAGGCGTTTGTCGGTGCTGTGGCCCGCGCGATGGAGCCGGGATGCAAGTTCGATAATATGCTGATTCTGTGCGGCCCGCAGGGCCTCGGCAAGTCCACGCTGCTGGACAGGATGAGCAAGGGCTGGTACAACGACAGCATCCGCACGTTTGAGGGCAAGGAGGCATCCGAGCTTTTGCAGGGCGTTTGGCTGGTCGAGGTGGCCGAACTTGACGCTTTCCGCAGAACTGATGTTTCCCGCATCAAGCAGTTTTTGAGCCTGCGTTATGACCGCTATCGCGCCGCCTATGGTCGTAATGTAAAAGAACTGCCCCGCTGCTGTGTCTTTTTCGGCACCTGCAACGTCAGCGATTTTCTGCAAGATACCACGGGCAACCGCCGTTTCTGGCCCGTGGATGTGGGCCAATGTGAGCTTGCGCACCGCGCATGGGATTTGACCGATGACGAAATCAATCAGATTTGGGCTGAGGCAAAGATGCGCTGGATGATGGGAGAGCCGCTGTTCCTGACCGGCGACCTGGCAGACGCAGCCCGCGCACGGCAGGAAGATCACCGCGAGGCATCCGTCCGTGAGGGTCTTATCCGCGATTTTGTGGAGCGCGATGTTCCCACGAACTGGCTTGAGTGGCCGCTGGACAAGCGCCGCGACTACTGGGCCGGGGCCTGCAAGGGGCAGGACATTCCGACGATGCCCCGTGACCGCATCTGCGCTGCCGAGGTTTGGTGCGAACTTTTCAACGGTGCCCCCCGTGACATCAAGCAGACCGACACCCGCGAAATCAACGCCGTACTGGCAAGCACCCCCGGCTGGGAGGCCAACCGGGGCATGAAGTTTGGGCCGTACAAGCAGCAGCGCGGTTATCGCAGATTCAACAGACAGACTTAATGTGTGCAAAAATCAACTGACACTTTGGGCCAAAAAGCTGACACTTCTCTATATGCCAAGTGTCAGAACCGTCAGAAGTGTCAGTTAAATATGAAAAAATTATGAACAAGCGCACTGACACAACTGACGCGCAAAACATAAGTGTCAGTTAAAGTGTCAGTCTAATTTTTAACGATGTATCGTTGCAATATATCTATAACTGACACTTCTGACACTTAAAATAAATAAAAATAAAAATAAGTAAAATAACGCGCGTGAGAGCGCATATACCCCCGTATTTACGGGTCTATACGCGCGCGTGCGCGTGTGTCAGTCAGGTGGACAAGCTCGGCGGCGATGCCGCGAAAAAGATGGGAGGTTATTAGGATGCCAGAATTGGAAAAGGTCATCGAACGCAAGCTGCGTGACGGTGTGAAGAAATTGGGCGGCGGGGCGCAATGCCTGAAATTTGAAAGCCCTGGCACGTCCGGGGTGCCCGACAGAATGATCCTGCTGCCGGGTGGCCGCGTTGTGTTCGTTGAGCTGAAACAGGTGGGCAAGCAGGAGCGGATGCGGCAGACGTATGTACAGAGCCAGATGCGGCGGCTGGGCTTTACCGTGTTCAGCACGGTATCGACCCCGGAGCAGGTGCAGACGATTCTCAGCCATTGCGAGGAGGTCATGCGGCATGGCGATGGAGTGTAAAGAGTTCCACCCCTACCCCTATCAGCAGTTTTGCATCCAGCACATCATCGACCATCCCGCCGCTGGGCTTTTTGTGGACATGGGTATGGGAAAAACCGTGATGACGCTGACCGCATTTAACTATCTCAAGTATTATGCGTGGCAAATTCAACGCTGTCTCGTCATTGCGCCGAAGAAAGTTGCCGAGGCAACATGGCGCACCGAAATTTCAGGGTGGCAGCATTTGCGGCATCTGCGCTGCTCCGAGGTGCTGGGAACAGCTACACAACGGAGGGCCGCGATGGCCGTTGATGCCGATGTCTACGTCACGAATCGGGACAACGTGCAATGGCTCGTCAAAGAGTACGGCAAGGCGTGGCCGTTTGATATGGTCGTGCTGGATGAATCGTCGAGCTTCAAAAACCATCAGGCCAAACGGTTTAAGGCGCTCCGGGCGATGCGACCCAAAATCAAGCGCATTGTAGAATTGACCGGCACTCCCTCGCCGCACGGCCTCATGGACTTGTGGGCGCAGGTCTACTTGCTGGACGGTGGGCAGCGGCTGGGCCGCACGATCTCCGTTTACCGCGATATGTACTTTGAGCCGGACAAGCGCAGCAGGTCGCAGATATTTACTTACAAGGCCCGCCGGGGCGCGGCAGATGCCATCTACGCCGCTATCAGCGATATTTGCATCAGCCTGTCCAGTGACGACTATCTGACCCTCCCTGACCGCATCTATGACGAGATTCCCGTCAAGCTGGACGGCCCTGCCGCCGCCGCGTATAAGCGATTGGAGCGGGATGCCCTGCTGCAAGTGGACGAATCGACCATCACGGCAGGCACGGCGGGAGTGCTGGCGGGCAAGCTGTTACAGCTCTGCAATGGGGCTGTGTACGATGAGGAGGGCAAGGTTATCCCCGTCCATGACTGCAAGCTGGCCGCGCTGGTGGAGCTGATCGAGGGTCTGCACGGTCAGCACGCTTTGCTGTTCTACTGGTTTCAGCACGACCTCGCCCGCATCCTCGCCGCCCTTGAGCCGCTGGGCTTGCGGGTGCGCGTGTACAACGGCCCGGACGACGAACGGGCATGGAACGCGGGCGAGGTGGACATTCTGCTGGCGCATCCCGTGTCCTGCTGCTACGGCCTGAACCTGCAACACGGCGGGCATCACATCATCTGGTTTGGGCTGACATATTCGGCGGAGGTTTACTTGCAGGCAAACAAGCGGCTACACCGACAGGGACAGACGCATCCTGTCATCATCCATTCGTTGGTCGTGCAGGGCGGGCAGGATGAAGATGCCATCGCAACGGTCATGGGCCGCGTCACCGAACAAAATCATCTGCTGGAATCCTTAAAAGCAAAAATCATCACGGCAAAGGAGGCCGTCTGACTATGACGATGAAAGAATTATCGCAACTCCACTGGCTGAATGTGGAGATTGACCGTGATAAACAGCGCCTTGCAGAGCTTGAGGCCCGCGCCGCATCCCCCGGTGGGCCGAATATGTCCGGGATGCCCGGTGGCGGCGGTGCAGGGTCGAGCGTGGAGAGTGCGGCCCTTGAAATCGTCGAATTAAAGGCCAGTATCGAGGCAAAACTGATTCGCTGCTCCACCGAGCGGGCGCGGCTCATTGGCTATATTGATGCGGTGCCCGACAGCCGTATGCGTGAGATTATGTACTTGCGTTTCGTGGACGGTCTGCCATGGGCGCAGGTGGGCGCGAGTATGGGGTACACGGGCGACGGTGTGCGCAAGGCTTGCAAGCGCTATATTGACGAGAGCGCGGCCTAAAATCGCGAAAACAGCGGACAAAAGCGGATTTTTTAATAAACTGTCCGTTTTTGTCCGCTGTGTCGGTTGTATTCTAATCGCTATTATTATAATATTACATTGCGGGTTTAGGGCGAGGGAGTACCCAGAACTCCCTCGCTCGTGTTTTCCCTGCTGTCACCTCCATGCGCCGCCGCGTGTATAGGCGCGGCGGCGTTCGTGTTTGTGCCGAGGTGGCATAAGCCCTATACGCTGGGTGCGCCTCTCACGCCCGGCGCTGTGCAGGCCCTTGACCCCTGCACAAAATTTTACCCCGGTAACCTACGGGGCCGGGGCATTTTACCGCATAGCTACTCAATCGGCAATTAGAGCGAAAAGGGCGCTGTGTTATCTCCCTATAGCACGGCAAGGGTGCAAGACCCTTATGCGGCCCCATTAGGCCATTGCCGTCGTCCGGCCATTACGGCGGCACAAGTGATCTGCACCTTCCCAGTGATGGTAAATTGCGGCTTGTGACCCTATTCACGCAGTTCCACTGCTGGCGATCTCGATCAGTGGCCTATAATATCGCACAGTAGGGCATTGGCAGCCCGGCAGGCCTATGAGCCTGCAGGCAGCTGGTTCGATTCCAGCCTGTGCAACCATGCGAGGCTTGAGGGCATTTCATCCTCGCGGCACGTCCACGGCAAACGGGCTTTTTACTCCCTCCCCCGTATGACGCGCCTGATTTTGGCTATTATCGCGGTTCGCCGCGAGGGCCGATGACGGTACTGCCGTCGTTGACCTGTCTCTATATTACGCGCCACAGTGTCACAACTGCGGCGCATTTTTATTGCTTTCCCGGAGGTCTATGGTGTACCGCACAGAGCGCAATTATGAAAATCTCAATAAGGGCATTTTCCCCGGCGCTGGGCGGTTCGACATCCCCATCCTGCAGCCCGAATTGACTACGGCTGAAAACTGGATAAGTTTCAACTATGCCAAAGGGTGCGATGAACCATCAGAGCATGGCGTTCACTTTTTCGTGGATGATTACCAGTTCAACCGCATCTGGGCACATCCCGACAACTACCTCGGCATGATGGCGCGGTTCGATACCGTCTGCACCCCCGATTTCAGCACATATACAGACTTTCCGCGCATCATCCAGATTTACAACCACTACCGCAAACACTGGCTGGGTGCCTATTGGCAGGCCCACAGCATCAAGGTTATTCCGACAATCTCATGGAGTACACCGGACAGCTTTGCATGGTGCTTTGATGGTGAGCCGATAGGCGGCGCGGTGGCCGTGTCGAGCGTCGGCACACAGGCAAGCCTCGAATCGGCAGACCTGTTCATGGCCGGGTACAATGAGATGCTGCGGCGCTTACAGCCCGCGCAGATCATCTTTTACGGCAAGGTGCCCGCCGGGTGCGAGGGAAACATTTTTCACGTTACAGCGTTTCAAGAAAAACTCAAGGCGCGAGTAAAACGCAAAAAAGAGCCTTGCAATGCACAGGAGGAAGTCGTATAATGGGCGGTAGAGGAGGTAGCAGTAGCTTAGGCGGCAAGAGTAAAGCTAAATCTGTTACCAAGTTCATGGGCAAGCACGGCAAGCCCAAAACCATTCAGGAGGCTATGACGGCTTCAAATCCGCATTTTTACGAGGGCCGCGAATGGCAATATAATTGCCAGCGTTGCATTTATGCCTACGAAATGCAGCGGCGCGGATACGACGTCGAGGCTATGCCCCGTATATTTGACGGCACCGACACCCTGCCCTATATGTACAACCCGGAGGGATGGCTCGCCGTTATGAAAGATGCAAAGGTCGTTGACCTCCCATCCCGTAACACTATCCGACACATGGTGGATACAATGGCAGATTGGGGTGACGGTGCCCGCGCCATTGTCCGTGTCAGTTGGAAGGGCAAACGCAGCGGTCATGTATTCATCGCCGAACAGGTAGGAAGCGGCACTGAATTTATCGACCCTCAAACGGGGCAGTACGTTGACATTCACTACTACATGGACAACGCCATTAAGGGTGAAACAAAATTAGTCCGCATTGATAATCTTGAGCCGACAGAACTCATTCAAAAATGCGTCAAACAGCGCGGAACATAAACCGATAGGAGGTTTTAACAGTGGCAAGTACAAAGAAAACGCCTGAGAAGAAAAACGGTGCTAAAAAGCCTCGTGGTCGCGTCATCACCCATCCCGGCGCGAGTAAAACCCTCCCGAAATCGTTTTACAGCCCCGCATCTAGCGCGGCCAAAAACAAAAAGGATATCCCGGATGATTGACCCGCAAATTTAATACATTAAGCGCTGAAATGTCAAAATCGACATTGCGGCGCTTTTTTATTTACAAAATCAGCGCATAGCGCTATAATGGAGGTTAAACATGGGCGGCAGAGGCGGTAAAGGCAATATCAACGGTTTTATCGACTGGCTGAGCAAAGAGGGCAAGGGCGGCGGTTCGCCGCATCCGCTTGATATTTCCAAATTCGGCAACATGAGCCTTGAGGATGCAGAACGCCGCATCCGCAATTTGAAGCATGAGGAACTTTTCGTTTTTGACAAAGACGGCAAGCTGATTGAAGCATATAAGGGCGGTGCAACGTCTGTTTCGTTTCCGATGTCTGTTTTGGACTATGAGGGCGCAACTGTTACGCACGGCCACCCCAAAGGCGCAGCGGATTTCGGCGGCACGTTCTCTTTTGCTGATGTCAAAAATATGCTTGAGTCCAAATGGGCAGAGCATCGCGCCACGGCCAGCGGCCAAGGCGAGATGAACTACATCATACGTAAGGGGCAGGGTGCAAAACCGAAAGCCTTTTACAATCAGATCAACCGGGACTATAAGCAGATCGAGCGCTATTTATCTGATCGTTACACAAAAGCGTATGATGATGCGCTCAAAGATGGCAAGAGTAAAAAAGCCGCCATGCATATGGCCCGCCAGATGGCCGTTGGCTACCTCAACGATTACTGGCGGCGCACGGCCCCCAAGTTTGGATATGAGTTTATCACCCGCAAAAAAGATTACACATACAACCGCTAATTTCGATGAATTGAGAGGAGATTCGATATGGCAAAACAGAGAGTTATTGAAACTGACGGCAGCTTTTTTGATGACCTGCGTAGCATGGAGCGCAGCATCCTGACGGAGCGGGGCGACACTGAGGCACTTGCCATTCTCGATGCCGAGGATGCTGAGGCAAATGCCGAAGATGACGCAGACGATGAATAATTCCGTCGCAAAGTAACTGAATACCCCTTAGCACTCAGCGCTGAAATGCGCCGAGTGCTTTTTTTATTTTTACCGATAGGAGGTGGCAGCAGATGCCCGAAAATATCGAGGCTATGCCGGAGATCAGCGCAAGCCCCGCGCCGCAGGACGCGAAGCCCGCCGACACCGGCGAGAAAAAGCAGAAAAAGCCTCGCAATACGTCCGGGATGAAACCGCCACTGAACCAGCTCCCCCCGGAGGAGGCGTTCGCCATCCGCTCTAAGGGCGGCAAGGCGGCGGCAAAAAAGCGCCGGGAGGAGAAGCTGGTAAAGGATGCCCTGCTGAACCTACTGACGAAACCTCAGCACAAGAAAAAGGGCGGCAAGGCCCACTACAAGGCCAGCGCCGAGCTGACAAGCTATGATGATGTGTTCTCCGAGAATACGACCCTCATGGTACAGATGCTCATTCCCCTTATCCAATCTGCCATCAACGGCAACATTGAATCCCTGTTCGCCATTCTGCGCGTTCTGGGGCAGGAACCGGGCACCCCCGGCCAGTTTGGCGTTGACGAGTTTACCCCGCCTGAGCCGCTCCCGGAGGGCGCAGGTGGCCCCGGCAAACCCACGCCTGCCGATGACCCTAATGCGGTGCGCATCCACCTGATACGCGGCGAGAAGCCCGCCCCCGTGGCCGAGGATGCTGCCCCGACAGCAGAGCAGGCCGGTGCCGATCAGGCGGGCACGGCTACACCTACCAGCACCCCTGCCGATGGGGAGGCGGTGCCCAATGCCTGATGTCTATATCGAAGATGTCATCGCCCCCAACTATGACAAGCTGCTGGATGATGTTCTCGATCATCGGCACTCGCAGTACATCCTCAAGGGCGGGCGTGGTTCGCTGAAATCCTCTTTCATCGGCTTTGTTATCCCGATGATTATGGTTCAGCCGGGAAACGAAGCTTGCAACGCCGTTATTTTCCGTAAGACCGCCAACACCCTGCGAGATTCGGTCTACGGCCAGATGGTCTTTGCCCTTGACAAATTGGGCCTTGACAGCGAATTTGTCTGTCATGTTTCCCCCATGAGCATTACCCGGAAAAGCACCGGGCAGACGATTCTTTTTCGCGGTTTAGACGACCCGATGAAGCTGAAATCTCTGAAATTTCCCAAAGGGTACTGCGCTATCACATGGTTTGAAGAAGCGGACACGTTCGATGGGATGAAAGAAATCCGAAATGTGTTGCAGTCAACCAACCGTGGCGGCTCTAAATTTTGGAATTTCATGTCGTTCAACCCGCCTATCACGCTGAACAACTTTATGAATCAGGAGGCGCTTGTCCAGCGCCCCGATAGGCTGGTACATTCCAGCACTTATCTGACCGTGCCGCCCGAATGGCTCGGTCAGATGTTCTTTGATGACGCGGAGCTGCTGCGGCAGACCAACCCCCGCGCCTATGAGCATGAGTATCTGGGCATCCCCACGGGTACAGGCGGCGAGGTGTTCAGCAACCTTGAGCTGCGCGAAATCACCGATGCCGAAATAGCATCGTTTGATTATATCTATGAGGGCATCGACTGGGGCTGGTATCCCGACCCCAACCATTGGAGTAAGATGTGCTACCGTCCCTCAAAGATGACGCTCTATATTTTCGATGAACTGCGCTGCAACAAAACCCCGAATGAGGTTTTCTGGCAGCGCTTGCAGAAAGAAAAGAACGTAACATCGCAAGACCTCATTATTGCAGATAGCGCCGAGCCGAAATCCATTGCGGACTTGAAAGCCTACGGCGCATCCATCCGGCCCACCGAAAAGGGACCGGATTCCGTGCGGTACAGCATGAAATGGCTGCAATCGCTCGTGAAAATCGTCGTTGACCCGAACCGCTGCCCGGAGACAGCGCGAGAGTTTGCCGAATACGAATACGAGCGCACCAAAGACGACGAACTGACCGGGCAATACCCCGATAAGGACAACCACAGCATTGACAGTGTGCGGTACGCGCTCAATCCAATCTGGAAACGGCGCGGCCTGTGAGGTACAGCCCATGTCTATTTTTTCAAGTATCTATACCATGATAAGGCAGGTGTTAGGCAGAGTGATTCCGTATCAGAATATTCAGCAGGTGGAGAACATCGACACCCCGCTGTCGCAGGAGATGCAGATTGCCCTCGAAGCATGGCACCGGGCCTATCTGGACAAGCCCAATTACAAGGGCAAGCAGGTCAAAACCCTCAACATTCCTGCGTTCATCGCGTCCGAGATTTCCCGTCAGGTCACGCTCGAATTTAAGTGGAGCATCACGGCGGGCAAGGATGACAGCACCGGCGAGGACATCACTAACCCGCGCTCGGAGTTTCTGAGCAAGGAGTTTGAGAAACTGGCTACACAGTTACGGAGCAAAACCGAGATCGGATGCGCGGCGGGCGGTATGACGATAAAGCCGTATGTCCGTGATGGGCATATCTATTTCGACTATACCCCCGATTGGGATTTGTACCCCATTGCTTTCGGCGATGACAGCGACCTGTCCGATGTCGTTTTCCGTGATATGTTCTCGGAGGGCAAGACCTACTATTCCCGCCTTGAGCGGCACACCGTCGAGGGCGATAGAATCAAAATCACGCAGCGGGCCTTTAAGTCCAGTTCCCGCGATGCTCTCGGCAAGGAAATCCCCTTGACGGAAGTACCGCAGTGGAAAGACCTCAAGCCCGTGGTCTACGTCAACAACGTAGACGGGCAGCTTTTTGGCTGGTTCCGCGTGGCATCGGCAAATACCATTGACCCGATCTCTCCTATGGGCGTGGCCGTGTTCGCTAAGAGCATGGACACCATCAAGGAGGCTGACACACAGTACAGCCGCCTGCTGTGGGAGTTTGAGGGCGGCGAAATGGCTATCGACGTTGACCCGATGGCCTTGCGGCCCATTGACGGCGTTATGCGTAACGGCGCAAAGGCTATGGAAACTCCCAAGCTGAACGAGCGCCTGTTCCGTGCGGTCGATCTGGGCACTGATGAAACATATCATGTTTTCGCCCCGACCCTGCGCGATAGCTCCCTTGTGGCCGGTCTGAATCAAATCTTGATGAAGATTGAAGATCAGTCCGGGCTGGCCCGTGGCACCCTCTCCGATGCCAACACAGAGGCCCGCACGGCCACTGAGCTGACTATCCTGCGCAATCGTACCTATACCACCATTGCCGACAACCAGCAGGCCCTTGAGCGTGCGCTGCGCGAGGTCGTGCGGGCGATGGATAAGTACGCCGACCTGTACAATCTCGCCCCGGCTGGCGAATATGAGGTGTCGTTCGATTGGGATGATTCCGTTATCGCCGATACCGAAACCCAGTTGCAGCAGCGACTCCTCATGCTCAACAACGGCATGATGAGCAAAATTGAGATGCGTATGTGGTTCTTTGGCGAAACCCGCGCACAGGCCGAAAAAGCCTTGCAGGAAGTCCAGCAGGAAAAGGTCAGCGAAATGCAGGCCGCTATGGCTATCCAGCAGCCCAACCCCGACCAGAGCGATGTCACCGTCCCCAATGATGAGGACGGCAACGACAATTCCGATCAGGGCGGCAACCCGGCTACACCGTTTGGGAGTGGCCCCGGCGAGGAGTGATGACCTGTGCTGACCCAGAAAGAGCTTGAGGCCGCTGTCCGCAAGATGATTGCGAATCTGGATGAAGTCAACCTGTATTTCATCCAGAAAATAGCGACCCAGATAAAGAAAATCGGCGAGATGAATCCTACCAGCATACACCGTTACGCGATCATGTTGGAAATGGGTGCAGATGTCGCCGATATTTCCGGCAAGCTCCAAGCCGCAACCCGGCTGACACAACAGCAGATGGCTGTTGTGTACAACACCGCCTTGCAGGATAACTTCACCAACCCGCGATTCAAAGCCGCGCTGGCGGCGCATCCGCTGCCCCGTGAGGAGAATCAGCGGCTCATACAGTACACGCGCAACATCGCCGCGCAGACCTCCGGGGCGCTGCAAAACCTGTCCAACACTACGGCCATATCCGTGCCCTACCAACAGGCCATTGATAAGGCCATTTTGAGCGTGTCCACCGGCATGACCGACTACAAATCGGCTATGCGGCAGACCATAAAGGACATCGGATGGGCCGGGATGCAAGTGCAGTATGCAAGCGGCTATCACCGCCGCCTTGATACCGCCGCCCGTCAGAACATTATTGACGGGGCCTGCCAAATCGCCCAGCACAGCGCCGACGAAATCGGCAAGGCATTGGGCTATGATGCCGTGGAACTATCCGCTCATCTCAACAGCGCCCCCGACCATGAGCCGGTGCAGGGCCACGTTTTCCTGTTGGCCGAATACGCTAAGATGCAGGCGGGCATGGCCTGCGTGGATGTGGACGGCCATCACTTTGCAGGATTCAAGCGCCCCATCGGCGAGTGGAACTGCGGGCACTTTGCCGCGCCGTTCAGCACCGAATATTCGGTGCGCAAATATTCCGACCATCAACTGGCGGCATGGATTACGTCAAACCATGCAGGCGTGACTATCGGCAACAAAGAGGGCCTGACCCTCTATCAGTGTTCGCAGATGATGCGAAAAATCGAAACCGATACTCGCCGCTGGAAAGATGTTGCCATTGCCGCGCGGGCCGCTGGCGACGATGACCTGCGCCGCGAGGCGCAGCAGCACATCAACGCTTTAAGTGCCCGCTATAATCTCATTGCCAAGCAGTCCGGGCTGTCACAACGCCGTGACCGCATGGCGGTGGATGGCTTTAAGGCCATAAAAGTAAGCGCCTGAAACGGCGCTTTTTCTGTGTTATCACGCCGTTTTGGCTGATAAATAAATACCCGGCATTGCAGGGAAATAAATGCGATGGCGCGACGTGCGCGGAGTGGCCGCGCGATTATAAGCTAAATCAATCGCGGCGAAAGGACAATCTTATGGAATTGCTCAAAAATCTGTTTTCTGAGGGCGAGGCGCTGACCTACGACCAGTTGACCGAAAAAATCAGCGCGGCGGGCCTGAAACTCGCCAACATCGCGGACGGTTCCTACGTCAGCCGCGATAAGATGGATTCCAAGGTTAAGGGCTTGCAGGGCCAGATTACCGACTTGCAGGCGCAGGTCAAGCAGCGTGATACCGACATGGCCGACTTGCAGACCAAGCTGACCGCTGCGCAAACCGACGCCGACAAGCTGGCGTCTGTTCAGTCTGATCTTGCCGCCCTGCGCAAGCAGCGCGAGGATGATGGCAAGGCATGGGCGCAGAAAATCGCCGCGCAGGCGTATGAATTTGCTGTCCGCGAAAAGGCGGGCGAGGTCAAATTCAGCTCTAACGCTGCGAAAAAGCAGTTTATTGCGGATGCCATCGCCAAGCAGTTTAAGCAGGACGAGAACGGCAAGATGCAGGGCTATGACGAGTTTTTGACCCAGTACAAGGCCGATGACCCCGGCAGCTTTGTCTCCGATGACCCGGCCCCCACTCCTGCACCGAAGCCTAACGCTCCGTCTATCACGGTTCCCGCAAAGCCCGACGGAAATGCGCACAAAATGAGCTTGTCCGAACAGATGGCGGCAGCAAATGCCGATCCTAACTTCGTGCCCGATTTCAGCTAATCGGGCTACACCAACTGAAACCTAAAAAATCAATAGGAGGCATCCCCACATGGCAATCTTTGATTCCAAAAACTTCAATGGTAACGTGTTCAAGCAGTATGTTGACCGCGTTCCCAACCTGAACCGCAATGAGCTGATTAAGTCCCGCGCCATCAAAAAGCGTCAGGACATCGCGCAGTCCATGAGCGATCAGGTCGGTGGCAACTACGTCACCATTCCCCTGCGCGGCATCATCAGCGGCACCGTCCCTCAGAACTACGACGGTTCTACCAACATCACCGCCACCAACACCAAGACTTTCTCCCACTCCCGCGTTGTCGTGGGCCGCGCACAGGCATGGACTGAGCGCGACTTCTCCTACGACATCACTGGCGGCGAAGATTTCCTTGCCGATGTCGCCGCTCAGATTGGCGAATACTGGGATGAAGTCGATCAGGCCACCATCATCAAGATTCTGACTGGTGTTTTCGCCATGAAAGATGCTGAGGGCGTGAAGTTCGTCCGTGAACACACCTACGATGTCACCGGCAAGACCAACTCCGAGGGCGCTCTGGGCCTGATGGATGGCACATCCCTGAACACCGCCATGCAGCGTGCTTGCGGCGATAACAAGGGCGCTTTCAGCCTCGCCATCATGCACTCCGCTGTTGCTACCGGCCTCGAAAACCTCAAGCTGCTGGCGTACATGAAGTACACCGACAAGGACGGCATCGAGCGTGAGCTTCACATCGGCACCCTGAATGGCCGCACTGTTCTGGTCGATGACTCCATGCCCGCCGTGGAAACCGTCACCACCCCGGAGGTGCAGGGCGTTTACACCATCACCGTCAGCACCGCTGGCACCGACGGCAACACCATCACCGTGGACGGCCAGACCTATACCTTTGCCGCATCCACCTCCACCGCCAATAAGACCCTCAAGACCGGCGATGCTGCTACCGAGGCTCAGGCGCTGAAAACCGTGCTGTCTGCTCAGTACGAGGGCAAGTTCATTGTTACCGTTTCCGGCGCTGTCGTTACCCTCAAGCAGATTTTCGGCGGCGAGGGCAATCTGCCTGTCGTGACCGTTTCCGGCGCTGTCAAGGCCGCTGCTGCCCAGACTACCGCAGGCGTGGCTAAGGTATCTCAGACCCGTTACACTACCTACGTTCTGGGCGACGGCGCTATCGAGTACACCGACTGCGGCGCTAAGGTGCCCTACGAGATGGATCGTGATCCTCACACCAACGGCGGCGAGGACACCCTCTATGGCCGTCAGCGCAAGTGCTTTGCCCCCTACGGCATCAACTTCACCAAGGCCAAGATGAATAGCTTGTCTCCCACCGATGACGAGCTGGAGAACGGCGAAAACTGGGAACTGGTGAACTCCAACGAGGCCGAGGGCAAGCAGTACATTGCCCGCAAGGCTATCCCCATCGCCCGCATCCTCTCTCTGGCCTGATTTCGGATTGCTGAGGGGGTTACGCATGGCGCACGATATGTATCTCACCTATGAGGAGTATTTGGCCCTGGGCGGCGCCATTGATGCCGCTGCGTGGCCTCCGCTGGAATGTGCCTGTAGAAAGCGCATTGATCGCATAACGGATTGCCGTGTCCAGAACATGGCTGAGGTTCCGAAGGCGGTCAAGCTCTGCATTTTTGCGCTGGCACAGATGGAGAGTGCCGTCGGCTCCGTGGCACAGGTTATATCGCCCACGGTTACATCGTTCAGTACGGATGGCTACACTGAAAACCACGGGAATGTGCCGAACGCCGAGAAGGCAGCCAAGCAGATGAACGCCATTGCGGCGGATATGCTGTACGGTGAGCTGGACGATTACGGCGTTCCCCTGCTGTATAGAGGAGTGACGTAAAATGCAGCTTTGCAATGACACCATCACCCTATACAACCGGCGATTCGACCCGGATGAGGATTGCGATGTTTATGAGCGCACCGTCATCCGGGGCGTTCACTGGTTCAACTCTGAGGCAACCACCGTTGACAGCACTGGGCTGAAAGCTGCAAACAAGGTCACAATCCGCATCCCCACGGATGCGGATTTCGGAGGTAAGGCGTATTTGCCCCCTAAGCAGTACGCTGCCACCGATGACCCTGCCGCCGCTTTTACATTGGCCGCTGGCGATCTCGTGGTTTTGGGCATCGGCGCTGAGGATCTGCGCCCCGCTGACATTCACAACACTTACTTCGAGGCTGCAACCATCCTGCAGGTCACAGACAACCGCCGCGCTCCACGAGGGCGGCATTGGAAAGTGATAGGTTCATAATGCAATTATCTGTTAATGCACAATTTGATTTTGACGGCATCAGTGCTGTTTTGGATCGTCACGGCTTTGGCAATCATGGCATTGTGCAAAAGACTATCGACAACGCCGTGATACGTTGGTGTATGGATTATACACCAGCTGACACCTTTATGCTGGCAAAGAGCCCATACGCGGCATCTGACATCGGTTCTGGTATTATCGTTTATCCTGGCCCTTATGCGCATTATATGTATATGGGCGAGGTCTACGGGCCTAACATCCCGGTTTTTGACGATAACAGCGGCACTCCTACGCGGTTTTTTTCACGTCCCGGCGAAAAGAAAAAGCCCACAGGCCGGGCCATCCAGTATAAAACCGATAAAAATGCGCTGGCTGGGCCATTTTGGGCAGAACGGATGAAAGCAGACCACATTGACGACATCATAAAGGAGGTCAAAAATGTCGCAGGCATCAAATAGTATCGATAGTTTGCGGCAGTGGTTTCGTCAGTGTCCGCTCTTGTCGAAAAGCAATCGCTTTGGCGCTGACTACCTGGGCGAAAATCCTACCGAATACGCCATCTACGCCTCGCCGTCCACGCTGAAATACCGGGAAAATATTCTGGGCGAAAGCGTTTTAGAGGATAAGCAGACGCAGAACTACATTTTCGCCACGCGCGAAAATTATGGTTCTGATGTCAAACAGAATTCTAACAATCTCGCCTTTTTCACGGGGCTTATTGCGTGGATGATCGAACAGAACAATGCCCGAAACTTCCCCCACATGGAGGAGGGTCGGGTTACTGCCATCGTACCGACGCTGACCGCCTATCCGGCACAAGTCGGTTCGGACAGTGCAAAATATCAGATTCAGATACAGATTACATATAGGAGAAACTGATAAATATGAAAATTGAACGCAAATATATGGCGCATTACCTCAACGCCACCTTTGGTAGCGACGCGGGCACCGCTAACTACGTCCGCCTGGGCGCGGATCTTGAGGAATACAGTCCCGAGCTCTCCGCCAACGTGGAAAAGAAGCAGAATATTCTGGGCCAGACCTCCGTCACCATTGACAGCTACCAGAAGCAGGGCGAGGTCAGCCCTTACTACGCCGAGAAAGGCGATGCCCTGTTTGAAAAGCTGCAGGCTATCATCGACGGCGATCTGGTTTTGGACAATCTGAAAACCGACATCGTAGAGGTCAAACTTTGGGAGACCGATACATCCGATGCATTCCCTGCCGTAAAAGAGGATTGCTACATTGAGGTGTCCAGTTATGGCGGCGACACTACCGGCTACCAGATTCCGTTCAATGTGCACTACACCGGCATCAAAACCAAGGGCACGTTTAACCCCACCACTAAGGCATTCACTGCATCGGAATAATGCATCATAACATATTGGAGGTACATCATGGAACTGAAAATTGACAGAGGCTTGAAGAGCTACGAGGTGACTGACGCAGACGGTACACAGCTGGGGATGATTTATATCAACCCCGCCGATGTAGGTATCGCGGCACGACTGGAAGAGGCGCGCAACGCAATCCAGAATTTAGCCGATGGCCTGACTGACGACGCGCAGATTTCTGACATTGTGGACGCCGACCAGGCCATCAAGGCGCAGGTGGACTACATCTTCGGCAGCAAAGCTTCTGACGTATTCTTCAAAGGCATCTCGGCGCTGGCCCTGCTGCCTGATGGCACAATGGTCTTTGAAAAAGTCCTGCAGGCAATTGTCCCCCTTATCCAGGACGCAGTAGGAGATGCCATCAAGGCCAGCCAGAAACGCGTGCAGACGCGCACCGCCGCCTACGCTGATAAGACCAAGGGCCTCGCCCCTGGCCAGAAGGCGTGAGCGCGTGGGAGCTTCCCACCACCGTAGAAGTGTGCGAGCAGACGTTCGCAATCCGCTCTGATTTCAGGGCGGTGCTCGACGCCCTGGCCGCACTGGCAGACCCCGAACTATCCCAGCAGGAGCAGTACCTCGCCTGCCTCGAAATCATGTACCCAGACTGGCAAGCGCTGCCCGACGCCAATGCGGCGCTCCGGGCTGTGTTTACTTTTATCAACATGGGCCGGGAAGAATCCTCCGCAAAGCATCTCCCCCGCCTGGTAGACTGGGAACAGGATGCAGGGCTGATCGCACCTGCCGTGGATAAGGTACTGGGGTACAGCTGCCGCCGGTGCAACTACCTACACTGGTGGGAGTTTCTTGGCGCATTTTATGGTATTGGTGATGGGCTGTTTGCGCAGGTTGTCAGCATCCGCAGCAAGCAAGCCAAGGGCAAAAAGCTGGAAAAATCCGAATTGGAGTTTGTCAGAGAAAATGCCCGCCTTATCAAAATTCGTGCTCCTGAAAGCGCCGAAGATAAGGCAGAAAAAGAAAGACTGCTGGAACTGCTGGGGCCTTAAAAAGCATTTGAAACCCAATTTAGATGAAATATCCCACACGATAGCAGTTTAGCCACTGCAAAACCCTATCCGTTTTCGGATAGGGTTTTCTTATGCCTAATAGGAGGTGGAACCTTGGCAGACGGCTCTATTATCATTGATGCCCGCCTCAATAAGAAAGGCGCAGAATCCGATCTGAAAGCATTGCAGGCCAAGGCCAAAAGCACTGCGCAGCAAATTGCGGCGGTAGATAAACAATTGGGCGGTGCTCAGACAAAGCGGAATGCGCTGGCTGACAGCCTTGAAAGTGCTCGCCAAAAAGCGCGTGAAACTGCCGATGCGTTAGACGATGTAAACCGCCAGATTGACGCTGCTGAACAGGCGCACCTGCAAAGCATCAAAAGTGATTACCCCGGTATGAGTGATGCAGGGGTACAGAATGTTTTGAAGTCCCGTATGCAAGGCGAAACCAAGCTGATGGAACAGCAGAGTAATCTTCTCGCCTTGTCGAGCAAGCAAGAATCCGTTCTGAATGAAACCGTTTCCGCTTATCAAGATCAGGACAGCGCTGTCCAGGCGTTGCAGCAACGGCATGATACTCTAACTGACCAGCTTGTGCAAGAAAATCAGGCGGTGAAACGCCAGAAAGACCTGATCCAACACATCTCTGGGGACGACGAGATGCAAGCCTACTTCAATAAGCAGGCAGCCGCCATCGAATCGTCCTTTGCTAAGATTGAGGAGCGCCAGCGCAAGCTCTACGGAGACACCGAGGAGACAGCCACACAGCACGCAGAACGCATTGTAGCAGAAACCAAGAAAGCGCTCGCAGCGCAGGACAAAGCCAGCTCGCAGCGCCCCGCATCGGCCTCACAAAGTACGCCTGCGAAAAGTCCCGGCGCGGGTTTACTCGATAAAGCGGTCGGCGGCGCACAGAGCGGAGCGAAAAAACTGGGTAGCACACTCTCTGGCATGCTCAGCAATGCTCTGCGCTCGGTTGGCAGCCTTGGCGCGAAAGCTTTCGGCGCAATTCAGCGCACCGTGCAGAGCGTGCGTAACCGGCTGACACAGAGCGCGAAGGCACTCGCCCGATTCCGCAACCGCCTGATGAGCCTCGTATCGGGCGCCCTGATATTCAATCTCGTCAGTGCGGGGCTGCGCAAGATGACTGAGTGGATGGGCACTGCCCTGCTTTCCAGCGCGTCTCTGCGGCAGGCCCTGGGCAACCTTGAGGGCGCGGCCATGACAGCAGCTGCACCGCTGATTCAGGCGCTCACACCTGCGCTGACGGCCATCGCAAACGCAGCCGCAACGGCATTGTACTACGTTGCCAAGCTGGTCTCCTTCCTCACGGGCAAATCCATCGGGGCCAGCCAGAGCGCGGCCAAGGCCATGGGCAAATACGCCAAAGCCGCGAAATCGGCAGGCAAAGAGGCCAACAGTACGCTGGCGAAGTTCGATGAGATCGACCGACTGGACAACAAAAACAGCGGCGGAGCAATCACCCCGAACTATGACTTCTCCGGAGACAACCCGTTCCTGGATGAAATTCTGCAAGCCATCGAGGATGGAGACTGGTACGGAGTAGGCCGGCTGATTGGTGAGAAGCTCCGGGATGCGCTGAACGCCATCCCCTGGCCGGATATCCAGGATAAAGCCCAGGAATGGGCGACGAACCTCGCTAACTGCATCAACGGGTTTATCGAGACCCCGGGTTTGTGGGAGTCCATCGGCAGCACCATAGCGCAAGGGCTGAACACGGCACTGATACTTGCCGACACTCTGATGCGGGGGATCCGTTGGGAGAGCCTCGGTGCAGGGCTGGCTACAGGGCTGACCACCGCGGTCAACGAAATCAACTGGCCCTTGCTCGGAAACGTTTTGACCGACGGACTGCGCGCAGCAATTCTGACGCTCTATGGATTCGTGCAGACCTACACTGGCTGGGCTGATCTCGGCAACAGCATCTCCGCCTGTATAAATGCTGCAATCGCAAACATTCCCTGGCAGCAAGCCGGGGAAGGATTCAGTGGCTTCGTAATTGGCCTGCTGACCGCTCTGATCAACGCCGTGGAGGGCACCAATTGGGATACTTTGGGCCAGAACATTGTAATGATGATCAGTTCCATCGATTGGGTAGGTCTCTTCTCCGCGCTGAGTAACCTGTCAGTTGACTTACTGACGGCTATCAACAATATTCTCGATCAGGTGGATTGGAACGCAGTCGACCAGAAAATACAAGACTGCCTGGCCGCCATCGACTGGGGCGGTATCTTTGATCAGCTCGGAAACCTTTTGAACAACCACTGGCCCCTGCTTCTCGCGGTTTTGGGCGCAGCCCTGCTGCCGCAGATCGGCACGTTCATCCTGTCTTCCGTTCTGGGCGCGGTTCTTGAAGGATTGGGAACCCTTATCCTTAGTGTCATCTCCCTTATTAGCGGTTGGCCCCTGCTTATTGTTGCGGCGGTGTCCATCATCCTTGTGGCCGTCATCGAAACTCTTCGTGCGCACGGGGACGATATCCGCAACGGTATTGATCGATTCGGCGAAAAAATCGCCGAGATCCTATCCGCGGCAGGAGAAAACATCAAAGAGGTATGGAACACCTGCTGGACGAGGGTAAAAGAAATTGCTGCGGACCTCTGGGCGAAAATCCAGCAAGGCTGGGACGATTTCTGGACGGGAGTGAAAAGCACTCTCGACACTGCCGCGGCCAACGTTAAGCAAGGCTGGAACAACGCCTGGAACGCGCTCGCCGAGATTGTGTCCGACATCTGGAACGGCATCACCAGTACCATCAAGACCGCCGTCAATGGCATCATCGGCTTTATTAACCGGATGATCTCCGCCGTTGTGACCGGCATCAACACGGTCGTCAACGCGCTGAACGGGTTGTCGTTCGACCTGCCGGACATATTCGGCGGTGGGCATGTCGGGTTCAACATCAGCACCCTGACCGCCCCGCAGATCCCCTACCTGGCGCAAGGCGCGGTCATCCCGGCCAACCGGGAGTTTCTGGCCGTGCTGGGCGACCAGAGCCACGGCACCAACGTGGAAGCTCCGCTGGACACCATCAAGCAGGCGGTGGCCGAAGTTATGGAAGACCTGCAGGCAGGCCAGATGGCGGGCTTTGAAGCCGTGGTTTCCGTGCTGCGGGAGATCCTCTCCGCCGTGTACGGCATTGAACTGACCGACGAGGACGTAGGCCGCGCCGTACAGCGCTGGCAGCGCAAACAGCTGATTGCCACAGGAGGTGTGTAACGTGACCTTAACCAACCTGTTCCAGATCGATGGCAAATCCCTGTACGCACCGGACTGCGACATTGAACCGAGCTATTCCGACCTGGATTCCAGCGATTCCGGCCGCGACGAAGCCGGGTACATGCACCGGGAAGTGGTGCGGGAAAAGGTTGCTACCTGGCCCATTGCCTACAGCTGCCTGACGGATGACGAGTACAAGTACACCATCGGGTTATTCGCGGGCAAGGCAACCTTCCAGTTCACCCACCCAAAAGCCGGATCTTCCACCGAGACCGAAACCACCACCTGCTACTGCAGCAAATACGGCATCGCCTGGCATAACGCCAAGACGAAACAATGGAAGAATTTGAAGTTTAACATCATTGAATGCTGATTGGAGGTGAAGCATGTACTACCCCGTTTTGCTGCTGCCAAACGGCACCGAGTTAAAGGGCGGCTCCCCCGGCAGTGCGGTCAAAAACCTGACGCTGCACACTGCGGTAAACGCCGGGCAGGAATTCGCCATCGGCTCTGCTTATTCGGATTACATCGAGGCCGAGATCTGGGCAGACCCGGGCGGCAGCCTGCAGATCACTGCCGGGGACGCCCTGACCTACTACCGACTGGACGATGCCGGGAGCCGCACCAAGGTGGGCGTTTTCTATGCTGAAAAGCCCACCCGCACCAAGCGCAACAGCTACAAGGTCACGGCCTACGATACCATGTCCAAGCTGGATGCCGATTTCTCCGGCTGGCTGCGGGCCAATCAGGCGCAGTTCCCCAAAACTATCTGGCAGCTGGTACAGCTGGCCTGCCAGCGGGCAGGGGGCGCGCCTGCCAGCAGCCGCCTCC